TCTTCTTGTTTTAATTGGTCTTTAATTTCTTTTATTTCTTCATCAGTAAATTGTAATACATTTTTCCAAATATATTCTTTAGAAAGATAACCTGATTCTCTTAATGCATCAGCATTATTTACAACATCAATTTTCATTGATAAAGTATCAAGTTTTTTAATTAAAGCATACAAATTGTCAGAATTGTAAATAAATTTAATTTGTGATTTTATTTTTTCCCAATCTTCAAAAGATAAGATTTTTTTGTAAAGTAAATCTCTTTTAAGAAATTCTAAAAATAGTCTATTTGTTGCTTGACGCAATCTTAAAATAAATTTGTAAAATCTTACTTCTGCTCTTTCCATTTCTCCAGTGTTATTAAAATTAACAACTGCTTCTTGTTTTCTTCTTTCAGGTGGAACATTTAGTGCTTTATACACTTTGTTAACAAAATAATCCAAGTCTGCTAAATCTTCTAAATTAGCAGAAGTTCCTGGTAAAGTTTCAACTCGTGTTCCTTTGTTATTTGCACTGACAGGAAACCAAAAATCTTCAAGGATTGAAATTGACTTTGTATTTCCTTTTATTGTTCCTGTTTCAATATCATAAACTTTCTTTTGTCGGAATTTTGAAATTAATTGTTGAACATATTGTTCTGCTTGTGTTTTTGGTAAATTTCCTGTGTCAATGTAAAAAACTCGTTTTTCAGGACTTCGTGTAATTCTATAAATTATTAATGAATCTTCAATTAAAACAAGTTGGTTTATAACTTTTATTGCTTTATCAAGATAAGAAACAGGAAAAGATTTATCAGTTGAATATCGTTTAAAATCAACATGAATTATTTGTTCTTCATTAAAAATTTTATCAGCATTTTGATAATCAGAGACTAATTTGAATGTTGGGTCAAACTTATAAAAAAATTGTGTTTCTCCTGTTTTAGGATTGGTTATTTTAAACAAATTGAATGGAGATAAAGGTAAAAGTTCTTCAATTCCATTTGAAATTTTATCAGAATATATTACTTCAAAATTCTTTTGTCCATCTATATAAAATTCTCGGAGTAATTCATAACCATTTTCAGCAAAATCTAACAAATTTATACATTTTTCAAAACTCTCTATTATTTTATTTTTTATCTTTTTTGAAATTTCAACATCATCTAAATTTATTTTTATAGGGTCATTTATTCCATCAAACGAAATCCATTCATTTATAATTATATCAATCGCTTCATCAACTTCAGGTATTTGGGACATATATCTCCATTGTCGTATTTTGTTATTCATATCTTCAATTTTAGATATTAAAGTCATTCTTGATGAGAAAATTTGAAATGGGTCATATTTAACACCATAATCTTGTTCTATTTGTTGAATTGGAAATTCAGACTTTTTTCGTATCTCTTCTTTTTTCTTATTTTCTTTTTGTGAGAAAAATGATTTTACTGCTTCAAAAAGAGAATTCATTTATTAATCCTCTTTTTTCTCTTGTTTTTTAACTTCTTTTGTAAGAAATTCACTTAAATCATCAAAATTTGATTTGTCTGCTTTAATATCAGTTATTTTAATGTTTCCATCTTCATCTTCTTCATATAAAAATTCAACTATTCTTTTTCCTGCTATGCCAATATCAATATTACCTTCATCATTTACTTCAACATAAATAGAATTTCTAATTATAAAAGGTAAAGATTTTTCTTCATCATTATCTTCTTTTAAAATTGTTCTAACATTATTCACATCAACTCCAAAATGTTCTTTTAAAATATTTGCAAAATCACTCATAATTTTACTCCTTTTTTATTGAAATTATTTTTTCAATTTCATCTCTTGATAATTTCCAATCTTGAATTAAATTATTATCTTTATCAAAACATTTGTATTCAATAATTCTTTTATTTTCATTTCTTAAAATATTTATATAATCTCCATTTTCATATTTTATTCCACTTAATTCTCCATCATTATATTCAAATTCCATATCATATTCACTATGTAAAATTTCAAAATCAAAATCATTTTCAGTTGCTTTTGAACAATTATATTTATCCATCATATAAGTATTTTCAATTGCTGCTAATTTTCCATTTTGATAATATAAGTATTTCCAACTTTCTTTTAATTCTTTGTTTAAATTAAACAAAGAAATTCTTGTAATTTTTAATTCAGTTATAATTCCATATTTAGTTTTTTCAGTTAATATTGAATATCCTAATTCTGCTATATCACCATTTTCAAAGTAAATTTTTCTTGGTTTGTTATTTTTATCATATTCAACATTAATAATGTTTAAATTAGAATTTTTAACATCAAAAGATATAATACTATTAGATAATTCAGTTAAAGGAATATATGAAAAAACATCATAATCACAAACTTTAGTTTTTTTAATTGAAATTAAAAATGGTGAAAGAGATGGAGCATCTTTTTGAATGGTTGATATTTCATTTCCATTACAATCAAGTTGATAAAATTTTGTAGTTATATAATCAAATAAATATAAATCATTTATAATTGGTGGGTTATAATCAACAGATTTAATTTCTTTGAATTTTAACTCTTCATTTTCAACATATATTTTATAAATTTTATCATCACTTCCTTTTATATGAAATTGAGAGAAATATTCATCTTTAAAATCTATTTGTTTCAATTTTAATTCTTCATTTTCAATATACAATTCATATGCTTTTGTTGTATTAGTTTCATCAAGTAAAATTATGTTATTTTGAAAATTATATTCAAATTTCCATTCTTCATATATATTTCCTATACAATCATGAAAAGTAAATTTATCAAATTGATAATTTTTTCCTTTTTTAACATTGAAATTATAAGTAATTTTTAAATAAGAACCATCACCAAATTTATAAAAGATAGGATAATAATTTTCATTAATATAGTCATAATTAATTTCAATTACATCTTTTCCTGATTTTTGAACCCATAAATCAATATATTGATATTTTACAATTGATTTTAATCGTGGGTTTAATTCTAAAGCATTTAAATTTACATCAAAATTTAATTTGTGAGTGTCTTTATCATAAGAAACACAAATTCCTTTTTCAATATTATCATTTACAGCATAATCCATCCAATAGTCATGTTTATTCAACCAATCTTGTGCATACCAATCGTCATTTGTGATAATTCTATGATAGTTTATTCCATCATTTGTTAATTCCCAATTTGTTCCATTATATCGAACATTTGATTCAAACCAACCATAATGTCGTAAATCATCAAATTGAACCATTCCTTTATGAATAATAACTTCTTTTAGTTGTAAAATTGTATTATCTTCTTGAGAAATAAATTTTAAATTGATTGGAACATCTTTTAGAGAAACATCAGATATTGAAAAATAAGTTGCATATTTTTCAAAATCAATCTGATGATTTATTTCAAGTGTGATTTCATCAACAGTATTTCCGTTTTGGTCAATAAAAATATTTTGGTCTGCTTTTATTTTAACAATTAAATCTTTATTTGATTTGCAAATTATTTTAAACGAATATTCTTGGTCAGAATATAATAAATTAGTAAGGTCTTGTGAAACTTCTTCAGTTTGGTTTAATACAAATTGAGTGTAAGAAGTTGTTTGAGTTAGTGAACCATCAGGATAATTCCAAGCAAAACACTTTCCTTGATTGAAAAATTTTAATCGTGGATTAAGAATATAATTAAATACTCCTGTATCTGACAACTCAATAAGAAAGTTATTATATACTGTTTTAAAGTTGTATAAAGACATTTCATCTTTATATTGAAAAATATCATTATTTATTAATTTGCTCATTTACAATCTCCAAAGTTTGAAACTTTTAAAATCATTTTTATTTAAGCAACTTTTTTAATGCCGATAATTTTTACTTTTATATGCAAATCTACTTCTAAATTTCTTTGGCATTCTTGAAGTAAATAATCTATCCCAATCTTCTCGTGGTATTGGGTAAACATTCTTAATATTATTTAAAAAATATAATCTAATTGCTTGGTAAGACATTCTTTTAAATAATGCATTTGATTTTATTGTTGCATAAAACAATCGTGGAAAATATGGAGAAGGTCTCTTTTTACCTGCTTTAATCATTTCTTCAGTAAAAAATGCATTTACTAATTTAACAAATGGTTTTCTATATTGTCTTGGTATCCAGTGTAAATTTATTCCTAAAACTTTTCCATCAGTCCTTTCTAAATCAAGAAAAATTACAAGTGGTGCTCGGTCAAATACATGAATTCGTTTTTGTTTTGCTAATTCTGACATATAATTAAAAAAATAAATTTCATTATATTTAAATTGTGATTTATATTTTGCTAACCCTCTTACTTTTCTTGCCAATTCTTAAACCACTTTCTCAACTTTAAAATCATCTCGTATAAAAATTACTTTAATTTCATCCCAAATTGATTTATCAATTTTTATTTTATCAGGAATATTATCAAGAGATAAAAATACTTTATTATTTTTTATTAATTGTAATTTTGTATCAAGATAAAATCCAACTCTATCTATTTTTAATTCAGTATTTTCAAAATCAACTATTGGGTTTGGATTTGATGCTATTGAATAATTATTTATCAAAAATGAAAATTTATGTTTGTATGGATATTTAAATGATTTTATTGATATTTGATTAGGAATTGTGTTTGAATTTGATAAATTTGAAATTCTATTTATACCATAAACAAGTTGCTTTTTGTCCCATCTATGGTGAATATAAGGAAGTAATTTATATCGGTATGGATATTTCCAATTTTTATGTAAAAATTCAAGATAAAGTGTTGTTGGATATTTTAATTGTTTTAATTCAAAATCAAGAAATGGTTGCAATTTTTTGAATAAATTTACTCCATTAAAGGTAAAATTAAAATTATAATCCAATCCATACCAATAATGTTTATAATTTAGTTTAAAAGTGGATTTATCATCTTGATAATGTTTAATTTGTTTAATTTCTCTATAAAATGGATTTGTTAACTCTCTATGAAAATCAGGAGTAAATGTATTTTCAATTACATTGTATTTGTTTGCTCGAAATGGGTAAAATTTTGTTGATTTGTAATCATCCCAAATTGCATTTGCTTGGTTTTTAGCAGGTAAAATATTATAAGTTGGAAAATGTTTAAACATAACAACATCAATATAAGTTGGTGCTTCATATTTTTTCTTGAATACCGAAGTTAGTTTTTTTGTTTTATCTTCTAAATTATCATAATAATGTGGAATTTGTTTTTCTATGTAAATATGTTTATCTTCAAATCCTTCAGGGTGAGTAATTTTTTTAATATCTCTATGCCAATTTACATAAGGAACATCAGTTGAAACACGATATTTAAATCGTAAGAATGGGTCAGGATTAACCCAAACCATTGTATAATCAAGTAATTGTGCATATAATTTAATAAGAAAAGTGATTTGACTTCTATTTCCTTTGAAAAAATTTATATTAACTATGTTTTTTATTAATAGTGCTTGTAATTTATTAAGAAAATCAGTATCAGATATATATTTTTTTACAGTGTGAAAGAATTTATCAAATTCTGGTAAATAATCATTTCTTAAAATTTCAAGTGATGTTTCTTTTACATTATGAAAAATGTATGGTTTATGATATTCTATTTCATACTTATCAATGATTGGATTATATTTAGTTGGTTTATAATAAAAATTAAAATCATCACCTTCTTCATTTATCCAGTCAATATCCAATAAATTATAAATTTTTCTTAACTTGTAATAAATATCATTTGGATTGTTAGAAAATCCTAATTTATATTCAATTGGTTGTTCATATTCTTGAATTGTGGTGAAAGTAATTGAAACAACATCATTTGTTAAATCTCCAAAGTAAGATTTAATTTTTCCTTTTGGGATATAAATTTCATAAGTTGTGTTATAATCTAATGGTTTATCTAAAAATGAAACAGTAATTGATTTATCAGAATAAGAAATTGAATAATTTTCAACAACTTCTTTTGAATTATATTCTCGTAAAAATATGTTTTGCTTATTAATTGTAGAAGGGTCTAATTTATTATCAAAAGTTAAAGTAATCGAACCAAAAATATTTTGCTTATTTGCGAGAGATGGAGTTACATTTAATAATCTTATTTCAGGAATATTATCTGTGTTAACTTCAAGATTAATTCCATAATCAACATTGTTTTTTAATAAAACATATATGTTTAATTTAGTTTCTTGAGAATAATCAGTTGCAAAAGTATATTTTAATTGATTATCTATGAAAAATCCAAAAACATTATTTTGTATTAACTCAATTTTATAAGATGAATGAATATTTGATTGTATTGATAAAACATCATAATTTTTAAAAAGTTTTACAAAACCAAGATTTCCTGTTTTTATCCAAAGGAAGTAATCTAAATCATTTGGATAACCAATTTCATCTATTTCTTTTGTTGAAATTCCAATTGCAAATTCATAATTTTCAGTTATTAAAGAGTTTTTAAATTCAAATCCAATTCCTTCTTCTAAAGAAACAATTTGGTTTTTTACTTGTGCTTTTCCATTCCAATCTTGTTTTACATTTTTAGATTTATATAATTTATTATCTTTTACTTCAGCATTTATTAAATTGATGTATTCAGGATTTTTATACAATGCTAAACCCCTTTTCAAAATGACTAATTATTGTGTCTTTATTTTTAAAAGAATTATTTATTGCAAATAAATTTAAATTTGTTTCTAAATGTGTTGTTTCCTTTTTTTCAATTTTATTTAAAAGGTTAAGAGTTAAATCAGTATTTTTTTCAGTTGAAGATAGATAATAATTAAGCAATTTGTTAATGTTATAAGTATTAGTATTTGCAAAAATAACAAATGGGTATAATTTTTTATTATCAGTTATAAAAATTTCATCAAATTGTTGCTTGTCTTTTAGATATTTTGAAAGTGGTTTATGTAAATTAATGTCAATATCTAAAACCACACCACCAAATTTTTTTAAAATTAATAATTTACAAATATCTGCTTGCTTAACAATTGATTGATAATTTCTTTTTATGTATAGAAATTCTTGTTTAAATTCTTTAAGGCAGTCTTTATCTTTCCATAATTTATATTCAAAATTTGGATTAAAAAATTTTAATACTTCTATTCTTTCATTCCATAAATTTTTATAAAAACCTGCATAAGGAGAAATTAAAAGAATTTGATGAATTTTATTCGGAATCATTTTTTAATTCTCCAATTATATCTTTTGTTAAATAAGCATATTCAACATCAATTTCTTGAGAGTGAGAATAATCTATATTATCAACATTATCACAAAAATCATCGATTGAAACATCCATTGGTGGGTTGTTATTAAAAGGAGATAAAGTAGAAGTTCGTTCTTTTAATTGAATTTTATTTCTTATTTCATCAGTTAAATCTCTAAATCCTTTTAACACTAATTTATTTTCATAAGTTCCAAAATATTGAGAATAATCTGAATTTTCTTCTTGAATTCCAGAAGTATTTTCTAAAGGTATGTTTTCTTGTGTATGGTTAACATTTTTAAATTCAAAACGAAATGCATCAACTTTTTGATAATCAAAGTAATCAGCATTTTCTTTTAATTGTAAAAAATCACTTTTTGAAAAACCATTTACATATTCAAATTTATTATGATTAAATATAGCATCTTTAAAAAATGTATTTATTTTATCAATTATTTCTAATTTGGTTTTTGAATCTAATGTTGAAAATTTTACTAAATTAAATTTTGGAAAAATTGAATATATATTCTCTATTGGATGAAATGTCGTTACCATATTATTCACTCTCTATAAATTAAATTTAAAATTTTTTTATTAATAAACATCTTCTCCATCAGGTTCAAATAACATCTTTTTTATTTTAAATTTATCTAAAAACACATTATTTCCTAAATATTCTTGTTTATAAAAGGGTATTTGGTCAACATAATCAATAAATCTTAATTTAACATCATTCTCATCTTTAAAAAGTTTTCCTCGTGATATATGTTGAGTAATAATTGTTTCATCATTAACAGGAATTTTTGAGAATATAAAATAAAGATTATTTTCAATTAAATATGATAAATCTCTTACATAAAAGAATATTAACAATATATCTTCATCAGAAATCTCATAATTTACATATTCATCATCTTCGAAAGGATTAAAAATTAAATAATTTTTAAGATTTGTTTTTAAATTAAAATCATTTAATAAAATTGGGTCAATATATTTTGAAATTATAGAATATTCATCATCTACATTATTTTTAAAAAAATAAATGCATCCTAAATTACACAAATCTTTTTCTTGAGAAGACATAAAACATTTTGAATTAACAATATAAAATAAAATGTTTTTTATTTTATTTTTAAATATTCTTGGGTTTGCTTTTAATACAATTGGAATAAAATGATTTGTTAATTGGTTAATTCTTTTTAAATAATCTAAAATATTTATTTTATAAACATAAATTTTGTTATCATTTGAAAATAAATCACTTTTTGTTAAATCAATTACTTTTATATTTTCAAAATCTATAATAGGATAATTTAATAAATCAATTGCTTGAGTTGAAAATTCATCTTTTCTTTTCCAATAATTTTCAATAGTATTTTTTTCAATATTCAACATTTCTTCGAAAATATAAGCAATTGGAATGTTTCCAATATTAGAATATATTAAAATATCTTTAAAATTATTCTGAAAATCAGCAATATCAATTATATATTGTTGTTTATTTGAAAAAATAATTATTTTTTCTTGTTCTTCAAAAAAATCAAAAAAAAGTAAATTATTATCAATTTTTTTAATAAAAGGTTGTATAGGTATGAATTCATCATTATAATTTTCACTTTCAGGAGTTAATTCATAAGTTTTTTCATATTTTTTAAAAGTTTCATTGTCAAGGGTTAAATATTGAAAATCAACATAAGAATAATATAAAACATCATCTTCAGTTTCTTTTTCACAATATAGATAATAAACTACACTTAATTCATCTTCATTTATCAAAATAGGAAATGTAAAGATTTTAATATATCCATCTGATTCTCCAAGTAATTCTAAACTTTCATTCTTTTTATTTCTTATATATTCACTTGGAATTTTATAAGTTTTTATGTGATTTAATGTTAAAGTATCTAAATCAATTTCATTTTTTTCATATAAAATAAAATCATTTGTTAAATATTCATTTGGGTCTTTACCATATTCAACCTTATACCAACTATAAAATGTTGAATAATCAATATTTCTTATTAAATTTATTTTAAGTTTATTGTTTTCAAATTTTATATTTATTAAAGAATCAAAAAATTCAATTAAATAATCATTTAATTTTTCTTTTTGATGCCATCTCAACCCATAATTAAATCTTGTAAAACCATTTAGATAAAAATCCTTTACAAATTCAAATTGTAAATTTTCATTAAATTGAAAAATTTGAATATATAATGAAAAATATTTTTCTTCATCATAATTTTCTATTTTAAAATAATCTTGTAATATGTTTTTTAGATTGAATGTTTCTTCATCTTCATCTTCATCATACCATTTTTCAATTGCTTTTACTAAAATCAAATAATATTTATCATTATGTTTTATAAAATATTGTTTTATTATAAAATAGTTAAAATTATACCAACCACAAATTAAATCTTGTGGAATAGTTAATTGATATTGTTTTTTTATTGATAAGTCATTTTTATCAAAAACATCAACATCAAAAACATCAACATTTTCATTAAAAAAATCTTTTATATTAAAATCTAAATATTTGCAATCTTCTCTAATCATTTTTATTCAGGAATCACCTTTTTATAATTTCTTTTTACAACAATAATTTCAGTATCTTTTACCAACCCTGTTGAATTATAATCTATGCTAAAATTATCAAATTGGAATATTGCTTTTCCAGCAATATCAATTATATTTATATTTACTATATGTGTTGCCCATTCAGAAACATTTCCAATGTTATCTTTAACCCTACATTTAAACCAAAAAGTATAATTTCCTTTATCAAGATTGATAGGAATTTCTATTTCATTACCAGTTAAATGTTCAAAATTTGGATAATTAGTTTCCCATTCAAATTCAGTTATCACTTCTCCTTCCAATAGTGGATATAGATATTTAGCAGTTAAAATTAAAGGGTATGGTTCTTTTGATTTCTCGATAGTTAATTCAGTTGTTCCTTCAATATGTGGAGGATATATAAAATTTGGTATTTTTACTTTTGTTTGTATATCAAAACTTCTATATGAATTAAAAATTGTTGCTGTGATTGTGTAAACAGATGCTTTTGTAAAATCAATTGTTAAAGTATCTTCTAAATGTTTAATTGGTTGCTTTATTTCAACTTCAGGAAAAATACTCCATCTCACTAAATATGATTTTAAATTTTTACATTTAGGCAAATTCAATAGTTTAAAATCAACTTTCATTATTTGGAATATCTCCTATATCTTGAGTATCAATTGCATAAGAATTTATACCACCTGTTGAGTAATCTATATTTTCATAAAATACTCCAATTTTGGTATTTAAAAAATTACAAAAATCTTTATTCATATCTTGTTTTCGTTCAAGCATTCTTAAAAATGTATTACAAAAATCTTCTAAATTTGAATCTCGTTCCCTAATTTTAGTTGGAATTAATAAGTGAGAATTATGAGAAATGAAATAATCCATATCATAATCTAAATCAATTTTTATTTCTAATTGTATTAATTTAAAATTTGCTTTATGATTTACAAAAATAAATCGTATATAAAAGAATTCATCTTCATTAAATTCTGTTTCTTCATCATAAAATTCACCTTCAAATATTGTATGCCAAACAAAATTGTCCAAAGAAATTTGAATAATTAATTTTTCAAATTCACCTTTCCAATAAATCTTTAAATTTTTTAATTTTAACTTATCTTGATATGAGAATTTTATAAAATCAGTTCCTTCTGATTTAAATGTGCAATGAAAATTTGGTTTTTCAAAATTTGAAATAAACTTATTATCTATTTCAACATTATCTAAATTATTAAAAGATATAGAATTATAAAGTTCTGAAACAGCATCTAAAATCATTTTTTACACTTTCTTAACTTCTGGACTATAAATATTATGAACTATCATTGTTGAAAATAATGTATCAAAATCTTCATATTGTCCTATAACATTTCCATTCTCATCATATATATTGTCAGGAATTAAATGAATTATATCATAAGGATTTTTCTTTCCTGTTGTATCTCCATATTGATAAACATTAAATACTTCATTAATAGTTTGTTTGATAGAATGTAAATCATCTAAATTTCCTTCTACTACTTGTTTGAATGTTAATTGTCCTGTTTGATAGTTAAAATCTCCAATTGATGATTCGTTAAAAATATCATAAGCATATATACAATTATCATCTTTTATTTCTAATTCTTTTTTAAATCCAAAATCATTTAATTTAGAAGCAAATTCAGTCGGAATTAAATTAAATTTATCTTTGGTTGTTCCATCAGACATTTGTTGTTGAGTATGAATTATTTTTGCAATAGGAGTTTGATTAATAAATAGGTAAGTTTCAGTATTAACTTCTTTTATAGATACATCATTTCCTTCAGTTTGTTTTGTTGTAAAATCAAATAATTTCTTAACAGGATTTTCTAAAAGAATTTTATTATTTACAGTATCATATTTTAAACAACCTAAAATTCTTAATCCTGTTATTCTGATATCAGCAATAATGTTAGAAACATTTATCTTTAATTCATAATATTCAAAAAGATTTCCATTTATTTCCTTTTGTTTTTTCTCAATTATAAATGGTAAAATTATTCCTAAAGATTTTAAATATTCTTCTTGTTCAGGAGAATATATAATTTTAAATTCATTATTTTGATATATTAAAGAAGCAACTATTTTACTATTAAATTCTAAATTCCAAACATTTGTTGTTCCAGATTCTATTAAAGAAACATCTTGTTCTTTTCCTTCATTATCAAGAAAGTTTCCAGATTCATTTATAAGAATATCATTTATAAAATAAAATCGTAAAATTTTATATTCTTTCAAATCTTTTGAATACATTGAACGAACAATGTTAGGATGAGTTAATTTTCCATAAATTGATGACAAATTTGGTGGAAGAGTAAAAACATCATAATTATACCCTTTCAATTTATTCACTTCATCTATTATTGTTGTATTTCTTTTTACAAAAGATTGTTTTAAAGGAATGTAATTTTTATCATAAATAATATTTCCAGCATTATCTCGTTTAAAAATTATTGGCAAAAATATTATAGTTGGTTTATCTCGATAAAAAGAATTATAATTTATTATAAAATTAAAATCAATTTTTAAATCAGAAGATTTTACAAATGGAGTATCATCAATTACTGCTTGAACTTTTGATTTTCTAAATGGTTGTCCTAATTTAGCAAGATTTTCTTTAAAATATGTTTTTAAATTATCAATAACATTATTAAAAATAGTGCTTATTTCTTCTTTTGGTGTCTCTGGTGCTATCTCAACTCTTGGATATAATTTAAGCAAAATATATGTTGGTTTAATAAAGGTTTTTTCAGTTGATATAATACCTAAATGTTGTAAATCACCAGCAATTGCAACTTCTTGCCAATCTTCAAGATAAAAAGAAGAGTTATTTTCAATTTCATCATAATTTATTTGTGGGATTCCTGTTATGTAAATTTTACCTAAATCTTTTTCAGGATTATTCCAAATCTGGTCAGCACCTAATACATTAAAACTTAAAACATTTTTTGTTGGGTCAATATTTCCTGTGGCATTAAAAGAGAAAATGTTAGCAAATTGTTTCATTATTGTTGAATAATCATTTGCAGTTACACCTCGTCCTGCAGCACTAAAAAATCTTATTGCATTTACTTGTATTTCTTCTAATGTTTCAGGATTTTTACCATTGTAAGAATATCTATCTTCTGGAATATCAAAATATAAATCATCAGGATTAAAATCAATATCTGGGGAATATACAATTCCTTCTAAATCATCATTAAGAATAAATTTGTTTTCTCCATTACCTTTTTCACCTTCAGTTTCAAAATATTCAATTATTATTTCTTCATCAATATTTGGTATTCTTCCTATTTCACCAGAACCAAATATAATTTTTGGACAAAATTCTTGTTGTATATCTTCTTCAACAAAATATATTTTATCACCAATTATTTCAAAGAAAGTTTTTACTTCAGTCCACTTTTCTTTTGTATAATCTGGTTCTTGTATTTTTTTAACAAAAACTGATAAATTATATTCTGATATTTTTGAATTTGGAATTGTTAATGTTTGAAATGGTAAACCATTTCCATAACTTCTGAATTCTTTAAACTTTCCTTGATAAAAAATAAATCTTCCTGAAAGAGTATTAGCATCTTTATAGGTTAGTTTTATTGCATCTAAATTTGTATATGGTAAATTATTATCAGCACCTAAAAATTTAACTCGTGGTGGGATTATTATAAAACTATCTTTTTTAAAGTTTTTTCCTTTGTAAATTATATTACCAAAAATTTGAGCAGGAACACTTCTTCTTGGTCTATATCCTAATAATTTTGCAATTGAAACAGCATTTTTTCTTAATGTGGTTGTATCAAGAAAAATATTATTTGCTATATTTGTTAAGTGATATGCTAAAAGCATATCAGTATAGGTCATTGCATCAACAATCATTGAAATGTTATGTCCAGAGTAATCAAAATTTCCACCATATTTAGAGTTTTTCTTTAAGAAGTCTATTATGTTTGAACGAATATCTTCGTATTTTAAAACATTTAAACTAAATTGATTTTTACTCATCGGATTTCCTTTAATGAAGTTTCTAATTTATAATTTCTATCATCAGATTCTATTTCTAAATATAAAGTTATCAATAAATCTTCTTCATCTTCTATAGGTTCAATATCAACTTTAATATCAGTTACTCGTGGTTCATTTTTCTTAATTGAGTTTATTATTTCTTTTTTAATTAAATCATGCATTACAGGGTCATTAAAATCAAATAAATATTTATCAACATCACAACCAAATTCTGGATTGTAAATTCTTTCACCTTTTCTTGTTGATAAGATATTTAAAACTGATTGCATAATTGATTGAACATTTGGTAATATTGGAATATCATTATCTTTTGTTTTAGCATAAATATCATCAGATAAATCATAAAAATATAAATTCTTATTCATTTACCAAAAACTTTATTTTTTATCACTTTGTCCTGTTGAAATTTTAATTGAAATAATGTTATTATAATAAACAAGGCACATCGTATCTAATAAAATACACATTTCATCAAAATCAACAATTTTTCCTGTTAACATAACTTTGTTTGATAGATAAATATCAACATCTTTCTTGTCTTCTTTCATTTTACTTAAAAATTTTTCATTTACTTTCATATTCATTTTAATTATTCCTCCTTACTTTATTCTTTTTAAATAATCTTTATATCGAACATAAACTTCTGGATATTCTCTATTTGTATTTAGAAATTGTTGAAATTCACGAGTTTCAGGATGACGACTCCAATTTTGTGGGTGTTTTTCATATCCTAATTTAAAAGTATTCCATGCTTCTTCTGAACTAAAATTAAAAATTGCTTTATAATTATCTTCTATTTCTAAATTTTTGAATTCTTCAGACATAACTTTTCACTCCTTATTTCTTTCTTTGAATTAATTTGTATAATCCATTATAGTGTATAAAAAATGGCATTTTTGGAAAATTTCTTCCAAATTTTCTAATATTCTCATTGGTTGTATGTTGCATCCATCTAAAATAAATTTTCTCTCCACTTCCAAAAGAATCAAATTCATCTTGAGAGTTTACATTAAACACAGGTAAATTCTTTAAAACATCATCATATTGAATTTCCAATTCTTCCATCTTTTTAAATAAATCTTCAAAATTTGTTGTTTTATCAACATCAAATCGTTGATATATTTTTTCAGTATTGTTAAATGGGTCTTTATTTCTATTTGCTTTATCAAATTTTTGAATATCTTTTTGTGCTTGTTTTGGATTTTTATTAAATGAATATACAAATGGGTCATTTAAATATTTTGGGTCAAAAACATCATCACTTGTTATCGGTCCGATAGTTGCATAATTATTTCCAATATTTTCTTCTAAAATCTCATTTATAATCTCTTTAATTTTTATCATTGTTTCGTCTCCAGATTTTTCAAACAGTTTATAAAATTCAATAAACAATTCCATTAATCTCGTATCTATATCAATTGAATTATTTTTCAATTTATTTTCAGTAATAATAATACTTTGCTTATTTTTTATCTTATTCATTGTTTCAACTAATGCTATTTTTTCAATTGCAGTAATAGAATTTATTATTTCCATATCAGTTTCTGTTAATAAATTTTTGTTGCTTACATATATGATTTTAAATGAATCTTTAAGTAAGTATGCTGCAGAAAGATAAGCAGCAAGTTTTGATTTTCCAATAAATTTTTGAATAAGTTTTTTAATATTCCAAATAAAAATAGTTAAAATATTCCACTCTTTTTTCTCTTCAGGTGTTTTGGGGTCTCGTAATTTATTCCCTTTTTCATCAATAATTCCTAATTCATATGCTTTCCACTCTTTAAATGGAACTGTTAATTTTTTTAAAATAAGATATACAATTAAAGTGTCAGATATTGATTCATTTAAAATCAATTTGTATTCCTTTCTAAAAGAATGTTTAAATTATTTAAAATTAATTCCTTATTTATTTTCATATTTTTTTCAAGACATACTAATAATTTGGTAAAACATTCTTCATTAAAGTTGTGTTTAAAGATGTTATATAAATTTAAAATTTCTTCTTTTTTATTTAAATCAAATTTGTTTAGCATTTTTACTAAATTTATATATTCAAAAAAATCAAGATAATATAATTCATAAATTATTATATTTTTTCGTTTAGAGCATAATCTAATTAAATTATAACAAGATTTATATTTATTAATTATCTTTTCAATCTTTGAGATTTTAATCATTTTTAAATTTTATTTTTGTATAGAAATTCTATTTCTTTTTTAGATAAATCTTTATTAAAAATTCTTAAATTAGCAATAGAAGTTTGATTTAAAATAGATTTTTCAACAAATCCATTACAATTTCTTATCATATTTCCAATATACCATTTTCCTGAACAATTCTCAATATTTGTATTAGAAAGAGTAACATTATCTTTATTTCTTATACTTATTAATGTATTATCACAATATATTTTTTCACCATTAATAGAAAAATCAACTACAATATGATGCCAATTATTATCTGCTATAAATTTATTAGTTTTAAAATAATCTTCTCCATAAAATCCAGAAAAAATATGTAAATATCCATCATTATTTTCAATTCCAAAATCATATAAATTTACTGTTGCAACTCCAATAAAAACAGGATTTGCCCATCCATATACTCCAACGACTCTTTGAGTCGTTTTAACCCATAAAGATATTGTCATAGGCAAATTTGTTAATGCTGCATCAATCTCAAAATAACTATTTCCATCAAAATAAAATGCTTTTCTATTTTTTTCAAAATCTACATAATTTTCATTACCTATCAATTTAACAGAAATATTCCCAGCAATATCATCATATTTTTCATTAAAAGTTATTAAAGTTTTACAACTATTATCTTTAAATACATCAACTTTATTAAAAGGTATTAAATTAAAATTTATTATTATATTTTCTGGATTTTTATAAAAAAATTTTTTTAAACCAAAAACATTACTTAATCTCATTTTTTCACCCTTTTAAATAATTTTTATCATTTTTAAATATATTTTCTCAATTCTTCATAATATTTATGTTCACATTTAGGAGTTAACTTTTCAAAAGTATCTTTATCATCATTCTTTAATGCTTCTCTTACTTTTGTTCCTGAAACTTTCTTTTGGTCTCGTGGAAATACAATAATTTGTGGATGAGAATTTAATAAATCTCCATATCTTTCAATTTGTTTTTTGTATCCTTCATATCTATCAGGACCACAAAAGACTAATTCAACTTCATAATCTTTTTCTCGTAATTCATCAATTATATCTGGAATAAATCCTGTATTAAATTCATAAACTTCTGAATTTGGAATACAAGATTTAATAATCTTTTTTGATAATTCTAAAGGAAATGGAGATTTCTCCTTTGGTGTTTTTTTACCACGAATTATAGCAAAAATTACTTTTTTATTTTTTATCTTTGCTTTTGATTTGTTATATAAATCAACATGTCCAATTGTTAGTGGTTGAAATCTTCCTATAAAAAGAACTGCTTGGTTTTTAGCAGGATTTATATGTTTAAATTCAACATTTTCTAATAAAAAATCTTTAAATTTTATTATCATTTGAACAAGTCTCCATATTTAATATTTGCTTTAACAGAAACTTTAAACAAATCAAATAATTTATTTTTAATCTTTTCAAAGAAATTCTTAACAACTTTAAATATTTTATTTACTATATTACTTAAAAATCCTTCAACTAAAATATTTTCATTTATTTCTAACAATGGATTATATATTAAATTATATTCTTCAACAGATTCTTTAAACATTTTTTCAATGCCAACTCGCAATGTGCTCCAAGATTTTCCAGCAGTTTTAAAAGCAACATAAAATTTTAATTTATTAGTAATATTTGATGGAATATCTTTTAAAGTTTCTATTTTTTTAAAATGATATTTTGTTAAATCTTTTGATATTGCTAAAATAGAATTTGCACTTGCAATTGAATTTTTACCAAATTTCAAATTTCCTGTTATTCCTTCAAAAATAAATTTTAATTTTAATTCTGTATTCTTATCAAATAAATCATTCAAATATCTTGATAATTCTTGATGTTTTTTGTCTATTTCTAAAATTTTATTAATTTCATCTTGAACTTCTTTGGATAATTTTTTAATTTCAGTGGGTGACATTTTTTTAATTTTTGATATAGGTTTACTGCTTTTAATCCCTTTAACCATATAATTTGCTATCATTTCAATTATTTCATTTCTTAATTTTTCATCATCATCTAAAACTGCAAAGAAGGTTGCTTGAGTTTCTTCTAAATTTCCCGACATTATTTGACTATCATCATTTTTCAAAGATATTTTTACATTATATTTTTGTTTTCCTGTAAAATCAACTGAATATAAATCTGTTTTTGGTTCTGACTTTGATTTTCCAAATTGTTTCCAAATTTTAGAAACTTCTTGTTTTGATGCTCCAAAATTTGATAAGAAAAATTTATCTGTTTTAAAATCTTTCTTTATTTCTTTTGATATTTTTTCTAATAATAAATCTATTTTCTCTTTATTTGCATAATATTTTTGAATTGCAAATTTATATTTTCCATCACTTTTATTTTCTTGTGCTATTTTTCCAATTTTATCTTCAGGAATATTTAAATTGTATTTCTCATTTATATATAAATTCCAATAAATTGCAAATTCTAACTCAAATTCTGTTGCTTCTTTTCCGATGCTTTTAGAGTAAGTCCCTTTGAAAAACTCATTCCATTTATAACATTCACCTGTTTTTTCATCACAAAACAATTTTTTATAACGACCTTTTTCATCTTTTAATAAAGAGAATGCTTGTGATAATTGCCCACTTGTTGCTAAATTATAAATTTTATTAATTTCTTGCAAATTCTTTTTTATTTCTTGTAATTTTTCATCACTAAAAATTAAATTACTTATATTCTTATCAGTTATAGGAATTATTGATTTTTCACCATTTTTTCCTATTTTTAACTCCTTCCCAGCAAGATAGTCATTTAAAAATGGAATAAGGTATTTTTCTTTATCTAATGTTGCTTCTGATAAAAATTCTCTAAATTTTATCATTTTACTTCCTCTGGCAATGTAAATCCATCACTAATACAAAATTCTTTGAATGTTTTTATTATACTATTTAATTTATCTTTATACTTAAATTTTGAAGAATGAATTGCTTTCCAAAGAGATTCAAAAGTCATAATATCACTTGCTTTAAAATCATCACCTAATAATAACTTTACAATTTCATCAGGATTTTTAGTTATTATTTCTTCACCTATTTTTTTAGCAGTTTTTAATAATTTTGTTCTTCCTTGTCTTGAATAAGTTGTTTTCTTTAATCCTTTATCTAATGATAATATCCATCGTTCATATTCAATTGGTATATCATCTTTTTCTTTTTTAATCTTATAAGAAACTTCTTTTGCTATAGCAAAAAGTAAAATATTTCTATAAAGTCCTTTATATTTTGATTCAGTTGGTGCAGGTCCGAAATACATCCAAGTTGTAAAATTTAAATCATCAGTCAACATAAAATCAACTTGAACAAATTCATTTTTCTGTTCTTTACATTGAATTGGACATTTAACTGATATTAATCCAATTCCTTTCATAAATTTTACTTCTGAAAATATTTTCTTTGCTTTATCTAAAAGAAATTGATAAACATCACTTAAATGTTCTAATTTATGTTTAGAAACGATTGGTGGATAAAAAATTGCTATATCTAAATCACCTGAAGTTTCTTTTTTACCTGCAGAACCTAATAAAGCAAAATCCTTTTTAGAAATACCCAATTTAGAAAGAAATTGATTGTAAATAAAATCAACAGTTGGTTTTACACATTCTTTTTTTATTCGTGTAACTCCTTTAACTGCATTTCCACCTTCTAAAAGAAATTGTTTAAAAGAAACCAT